AAAATTCATTCCCTGGCTCATTTATATTAAAATCATAAATTCCGCCTCTAGATAGAGTAATAGTTGGATTAGGAGTTTTTCCGTACCCGGTAAATTCATATGTGCTAGTTGTAGCATTGTATGATACTTCAAACGTTCCTTGTAAAGGCACGCCAACCGCCGATACTACTACTGGGGCTGGTCCGTTATCTAACCAATAGTATTGACTGAAGTTAACAAATTTATCTAAGTCAATTTTAGGATTATATGTGTAATATTCATTATCAAATAAACGACTGTGGTTATTCGTTAATCCGCCATAATACTTAATTTTATTAATAATGTCTGTGTACGTTGTTGCAAATTCTATTTCGTTAGTAACATCATTTTTTAATACCAAGGACGGTTCAAGTTGATAATTTTGTCTATCAACGGACGCTTCTTCGATATAACTATCGGTAGTTTTATACGATGGAGCTAATTTTCTTCCAATATATCCGTTTATTTTTTTCAACGCAGGTTCACTGACCAATTGGTCTAATGTTGCGTTCAAAAACTTTTTGTTAGTTTCAGTTTGAAAAATTTCTGGAAGAAATTGATGTGTCTTAATAACGGCCATTACTTTTCCTATTATGCTATATTAAGTTGCCCGGCTGTAATTGCACTAATAATTTGTACATTATCAACGGTTGCTGCGCTTACTAAAATTTCATTTGCTTCGGCATTAATTTGATACAAGCTACCAAAGCTGACTAATTCTGCTGCTGGAACTATAACTACGCTGCTTACATTAGGGGCAAGCGCAGAATGTAGATATGCACTAAGCTCACTGAAGTAAAAAGTTTCTCCAAATTCCCAATTAGAAATATCAAAATATGTATTGATAGCAGCAATTACCTGACTCTTTACATCATTATCACTGATATTAACATTTGGATTTTTAACAACTTTAAATGTAGCTCTGAGAGAATCTTCGGCTTTATTACCAAACAAAGGTTTAAACGTAGCCGGATTATAAATTATACTATCGCTAATTGTTTTAAAATTTTCAATTGATCCAAACTCTGTTCTCAATTCATCACTAGTTGGCGCAACAGGTTGTTGCACTCTATTAGTAGGATCTGTTATGTATGCATAATATTGATCACTGTAGCTTCTTGTAAGAATATAAAAATCAATCAAATTGTTAGGGCTAGGATCAATTCGTCTACTATTAGGCGCATTGTGCGTGTATTGAAACATTAGATCTTGCCGCCCCACCTTGGCTATATAATTTGTTAAGAGTGTTAATGAAGATGCGTTTAAAAGAAAAAATTTATTTTCTGTATAAGCATAGAAAATTGTACTTGACGGATATAAAGTTAGATTATTAATTATTTCTGTTTCTGTAGCATATGACGAAACAACGCCAGCTTGATCAACTGGATCATACTTTACAAAATTAAATTGATCAACTGATTGAACAAAATATACAAATTTATTCTCTGGATTAGTAGTAGGTGCGACCAAATCATTGAATAAATCTGGATTATCTGGCACTTCGTCTAGGTTATCGTCTGGAAAAGTAATATAAACTTTTCTGTTATCTTCGAATCCATCAGATTCTACAACTCTGTTCCATATTCTGTATGTCTGACTGTAGAAAATACTATTAGCATTATCAGGTTGTGTGTTTGTACGTAAAATTTTAATAGCATCTAATCTAGTAGTAGCTGTTTTACTATCATACACTTTTAAATCTGGATCGTAATAAAATCTAGTTTCTCTTTCGCTTTGGAAATAATAATTTACTCCTCTACTAGTTACAGTGTATTCTTGATTAGCAAATACAAATTTTAAGAACCAACTGTTGTCAAGCCCAATGCTTGACGTATTGCCAGCATTTGTAAGACTAAACGATCCTGTTCCTAAATTTGCCGCGTCAACAATGGTCCATAATTTATTAACTACATCATAACGAACGCCAAATGTCTTATAACTTAAAATATTATTAATAATTTGAGTAGTCAAACTTGTGGGCCAAGAGTTAGCAAATACTGGAATAACCGAACTTATTTCTGCTCCTGTTGGAACATTTGTACTTAAAACAGCATTACCTACTCCCGGAGTAGGATAAGAAATTATACTTGCCCATAAACTAGTTCGTTGATACTCGGTCTCTGGAGTTCCAGTTTGTAGTTGGTTTTGTGCATCAAAATATTTTCCAGACGGTGCAGTAAACTTAACTAGTGCTCCTTGGGTCAAATAAATGTAGCTTGATGCGTTAAATGTACCAGTACTACGACCGCCGCTGAACGAGGCACGAGTCCAATTACCAGTCGGTGCATACCGTGTTGCAGTTTTATAATATAGGTGTCTTGTGGGTATTTTAGCAATCAATGGCAGAATTAAATTTTGTACTACAAAATTAACTTCACTGCTGCTAGTAAACTGAAACGTTTCAATTTCTGCAGAATCTTCGCTATAGATAATTCCGTCTTCGGCAAAAATATTTGTACTGGAATATTTTCCAGTTGCATCAACAACGTCTAAAAATCTACTAACACCTGAGCTTGATCTATTAACTGCTTTAATTTTTAATATATTACTAAAAGTAGTGAATGGCAAAACATTGTAGTCTTCGCCGGTAACCATTCTATTCTGTGTATAATATTGTTGAGGTGCTTTAGTTCTTATATCCTCAAGAGTTTCTCTGGCTGTGGCATTTGTTACTGTGTATTGCAGGCTCGCGCGAATAGTTATCGTTTCTGCTCGTCCAGTTCTTCCGCGATAAGGAATTGATACAGTTACTGCACTCATTTCCTCTGGTGTAATTTTATAAGTCTGATTATTACTTACTCTATAATATAATCTAAAATTACCTATAGGAATATTAGTAAACGAACCATCACCAAATACTAAATCAACTTGATCATTTGCTCTAGAACTTACACTATACAAGTTTCTATCAGCTGTATTATTATAAATTACATTGATACCATTAACAGCAGGAACTTGTGTCCATAATGTAGTTGGAGTTCCGGCTGAGTTTAACTGATATAACCAAACATCAGTATTGTTTATATTATCAAAATTTACGTTTACAATTCTATTTGGCAAACTTTCGGTAATAGTAAAATCAAGATTTTTTAATTCACCCTGTTTAAAATAAAAAAAGTATCCGGTATTATTGGATCCGTTGCCTTGGTTATCATTTCTATAGAGAAAATTAAAGACTCCGGTTGGTGCGGGCTCTCTTTCGTATATAAAAGTCTTGTCAGCTGAAGTTGGACTGATAATTTCAAATGGATATGTAACTCCAGCAACACTTGCTGTATAGGGCTGAACAGGAATTAACCCGTTAAGCAGATCAATTGCATATTCATCTGTTTTGACTCCGCTTAGAGTTTTTGTAGCACCCGGTTTGCCTATAGCTTGAGTGCTTACCAACGCTGCATTAAGCACTGTAGTAAATTGTTCTAGCCAATTTTCGTTGGTACTATCATTCCAATTTACCAGCTGATTACTCAAATTTGTACCAGTACTATCGTAAATGATCTCGCTAGTACTGACATTTTGAAATTTAAGGTACCCAGCAGCTGGTAAGCTTCTTTTTGGATTATAGCTGATTAATTTTGCTAGCTTGAGTATGCTGTCGCGACGTTCGGCAGTGTCTAGGAAGTTCTCTCTAGCATTAAGATCAGTTCTAAAGGCTAAACTTTGCCCTAAAAACGCGATAAGATCAATTAACGCAATGTATTCTGAGCTTTCAGTGAAATCGTTAAAATCTTCTGGATAGTATGTACGCAAGTACTCAATCATGCTCTTGCGTAGGGTTTCAAAATCAAAGCTTTGAAAATCAGCTTCTCTGAAAGTCTGATAGATTTTAGTCCAGTCTTGCCGGGCTAATAAACTAGTTTGTCTTGTTGTAATCGCCATAGTCTATACCTTATTCAGTATTTATGGCAAATAAAAAGTGGTATTATTATGATACTGCAAGAGTATTGGTGTTTGAATTAAATGTCAAGTATAGTTGTTCTGAATAATTACCAGGCAAAAAAGTTAATTCAACTTGCACTTGTAATCCGTGTTCAAATTCATCCAATATAACATTATTAACTTGTAATCTTGGATCATAACTAACTATTCTTCTTACATCTTCTACAATAGTGGATTTAACATCTGCCGTTAAAGGTTCATATAGCATGTTCCAGATAATACTGCCAAAATCTGGGTTCATTAGTTTTTGTCCTTTACGGATACTAAAATGGTTTATAAGGTCTCGTTTTATCAGTTCTGCATCAGTGAGA